ATCTATGATGTGCTTATGCAGGCAGGCTACCAGCATACTGATAGCACTGCTATTAACTACATCAAGACTTGTATGCCTATCCTGTCTGACTTTGTCTTCGATAGAGTCTACAACAAGGTAGGGGCAACCTATATAGATGTAACAGGAACGACATCAGACCCAAAGGTCCAGAAAGAGACTGACTCTCCGAAGCTCCATGATGATGATCTCGTAACTCTACAGAGTGCAGACGACGCTCTATACTTCATGCTAACTGTAGATAACCATAGATTCACTCACCTATACACATATCTGAGGACTATCGGGACTGGAGGGTCATATGTCTGGGAAGTTTATAATGGAACAACTTGGACAGCGGTTGATCCGATCTCTTCTGAAGAATATAACTTCGCTGATCTAGCAGCTTATGAGAAGGCACTAGACAATTGGCTTAGGAGATGTTGGCAGGATAGTAGATGGGCTTACGAGAAAGACGATAAGGCATCCTCCTTCGAGTCTAGCGGGGTTGTTGCATTCGATGAAACGGACCTCCAAACTTGGAAAGCGGTAAAGCTATCGGACCTCGATGCAACCGTTCCTATCACGAGTGACCCGGCTGGGTTCTGGATGAGATGTCGTTGTGTAACTCCTTCATCAACCCCAGTTGAGCTTCATAGGTTTGCTGGCAAGGAAGTCATAATCTTGCCCTCAGACAATAAGACGAATATCGCCCGAATCTGGGATGACAAGAAGCACTTGGAATTGATTGATGAATGGCTCGGCCAGTTTGCTCCGCCTAACTATTATATCCAGGTTAATGAGCATGGTGATGTAGATACGGCGTATATCATGCAGCATAATATCGCAGCTTATGAGATCATCAACGATTTCACCGTTTCTCGTGAGCGCACCGACTCTCAGATATACACTCAAGTCAACGTTAGACTTTCTGAGTCCAATAGAGATTCTCTTGTTGACTACTCGAAGTCAATGAATGGCGCTACATGCTGCTATTCAGGTTACGTCAACCCTCTCGCTCCTGAAGAGGATTTGAAGATAGCATATACATATGAACCTGGTAACGGATATACATACGATCAGGATGATATGTATGCCCTTTGTGATGGGGACTATCATCCTTCTTATGCTATTGATCAGAGCCTAACTTCTTGTGGGTTCTGGGTATTCGGAGGCGGCAAGGGTTCTCCTGATGGATCAACTAGAAATGGTAAACCGATGCCTGGTGACCATAATACTCCTGCTCTTGCTGAGCGTGATGTTCTCATAGTTGTTCTACCGCAGGAAGTAAGACTGTTTAGAGTTTCATGCAAAGCCTCTGGGCACGGAACTTATAACGGAACCTACAGCATATCTGTTAGAGCAGAAGCTCCTGGTTCACCTTGGATTCCTACTCTTAGCAGGGTTGCTGCTACAAACGATATGAGGGACATAAAGAGCTTTGACTTTACACAGGACTCTGACCCGAACCTTCCTGCTGTGAAGTATATCAAGTTCCATATCAATGATCCTGCTCCGATTAACAATCGCCCTGCAGGTAGTCACACTCACCCATATTCGTATACTGTAGCTATGAAGGTATACAATATTATCGCAGAAGGTATCGCAGTTTCCGAGCCAGTTTACGCCAGTGCGACTCTTGGGACAACCCCTCCGTTCGATGCAGACGCTGATAAGGCGCTGATGGACAAATATAGAATAAGGGCGATGAACATCTCGGATAAGAACGCCTATCTGACTAACATTGATGATGCGAACGCTTACGCACTGAATGTGCTCAGAGAGGCTTACCGATTGTATGATCCGCTCGCTGTCGGTAACATAAACCCTTATGCTCAAATCGGGCAAACTGTAAGATACAAGAACTCGATCTTGTCTGTTGATAAGGTGAACGGCTCTCTTTATGTTATCGAAGAGATAAGTCATAAACGTGGTGGCGAAGTCGAAACAAGACTCGTCCCATATAGAGGATAGATATGCCAGGAGTCATCGGACGACCAAGAATAACCCTTCATGATGCTATTGGCACTCAGGTCAGTAAGCAGCTGAGGCGGTCTGGTGTTAACGATATCAAGGAGGCTCTTGATCGGGCATCCCGTGATCAGATAATTATCACGAAGATGTCTGATAATGCTGACTTGTCATCTGATAACAACTCGAACTCAGGGTCTGCTGAAATTGGGTTTGACTATAGCACGTATCCAGTTACTGAAGGGGTAGAGTTCCCGTCGGGGTCTGACCGGGCAGACAATCTTGATGACTTTATGCTTGGTCTGATATTGAGGGTTGTTTCATTAGAAACACAGTTGGCCTTAGTCCAACCTTGGTATTCAGTTCAGTATGTCCCTAATGCTCCGATAACACAAATCAATCTTCCTCATCCGGTTACTGCTGCTAAGATATGGAAGAATGGTATTCGAGTGATGGAAGGCGCTGAATACGATTTCACAATCTCTGGGACATCAGTTCTTGTCGAGGGGATAGCTGGAGATCGGTTTATAGTTGAATACACCACTAGTTGGGTTGGTTCATAATGACAGAAACAAAGATTAGAAAAACTCAGATTGAAGGCGAGCCTTTTGATGAAGCATCTGGACACAGACATACAGGAGCAGCTGGTGATGGCCGACCAATAGCTCTTAATGGTCTTTCTGATGTCAACGCTCCTGCTCCAACTGATGGCCAAGTTCTATCTTATGATGACGCATCAAGCACTTGGATTCCTGCTGATTCTACTGGTGGGTCTGGTGGTGGAGGAACAAGAGGAACAACCTCGATAACAACTGGATCACTAGATGCTGGAGCAACAGACTCTAGCCAGAAGTTCACGCTCGGAAAACTTTGCTCTGTTATCAAACTTGTTACTGACAAGCCTGCCTGGGTTCGGGTATACTCTAAGCCTTCGTATCAGAGCGCAGACTCTGGTAGAGGGCAGACTTCTGACCCCGCTGGTGAGCACGGAGTTCTTCTTGAGTGTATAACCACTTCTGGTAACTTAGAGCTTGACCTTGCTCCTGCTGCGATGATATACAGTCTTGATGGCGCTCAGACCACACAGGTTAATGTTACTGTTAAGAACCTAGACTCAACCGCTGGGGCAATAACAGTAACTCTGACTTCTGTTGGATTGGAGGCATAATATGGCTACTGCATCTTTTATGGCTAAGGTAGACAATTCTACTGATGAGAACTTTAGACTCTGGGGCAAGGGCCTTTCAGACGCCATAACAGCAGTAGGTCTTGCTAAGACAGCAGACACTGGTCAGATAGATTGGGCAACAGCAGCAAAACCCGCTGCCCTTAGCACATATGTAGGATATGAGATAAGGACGTTTTCTGATGCGATTCAGTCTTCATGTCCTATCTTTGTGAGGTTAGAATATGGTGCTTATACATCATCTCAACTTCGACCAGGAGTTAGGATAACAATTGGTCACGAAACTGACGGGGCGGGAAATTTCATAGGGGCGACCACTATAACATTTTCTGTTGGTCCGGTCTCACAAGATGCTACTCTTCTGTTCAACTGCTTTGTTAGTGGGGCAAGTGATAGAGTTAGTGTTGTCATGTTTGTGTCATCATCTACTTACTATACCTTTGGGTTCTATGTAGAAAGGTTGAAAGACAATTCTGGAGAACCGACAGATGCTGGGGTGAATATCGTAACTATCTACCCTGGTGCTAAGTTTTCACAGTTGTTCCCCAAAGGTAATGGTGGGCCATTTCCTGCTGCTCCAGTTTCACCTTGCTGTATGGCGCCGTATTCTGGTCAAGGATCATACGCAGGAAACCTTGGTGCATACCCTATCTATCCTCTGTTCGGGTATTCAGCAAATCCTGATCTTGGAGGCTTTGTGTATTTCCTCAACGATATAGCATCGGGTGGGTGCACAATGACAATAAATATATATGGTCAAAACCATACATATTTGCTGATGGGGATTAAATCTGGAGCAACAAATGGCAACTCTAGTGAGGCTTCCATTGCCATGAGGTTTGAGTGATGGCAACACAGCTCGTAAGCGTCGCCCCATATAACACAACTGATGCCTTATTTCGAGATTGGGGAAGCCAGCTCTCAGCTGCCTTTGAGACACTAGGATTTACGAAAACAGCAGACACTGGGCAGATAGACTGGGCGACTGTTCTACATCCAACAGCAAATAATCAAATGATGGGTTATGAGATAAGGCAATTCACAGATGATCTTCAAGCACAGACTCCTGTCATAGTGAAGGTTGAATACGGCTCTGGAACCAATGGTGCTAGCAACATAGGTCTGACACTAACAGTTGGCAAAGCCTCTGATGGAATAGGTAACTTGATAGGCAGTGCAGCTTCTCCTATTTGGATATACACTAGCGGAGGATCAAATGATGCTAAGCCATTTTATGTTAGTAGTGATGGTGGAAGAATCAATTTTGGAGTCGGAAATATAACTGCAGCTAGTGTCTGGTCTATTGGATTCTCCATAGAAAGGTTCAAAGACAACTCTGGAGTGCCAACGAATGCTGGTGTTAATATCGTTGCCTTCGGACCTAGTTTCAAATTCCAGCAATGTCTACCAAGATATGGTTCTTCGTTCCCAAATGTTATTCAACCCGGTCTGTGCTGTATGGCACCATATACAGGGACAGGAAGTTATGATGGTAACATAGGTCTATTTCCGGTCCACTCCATGAGAGGGTATACAGATAATCCTGATCTTGGTTGCTGTGTATATTGTATCTCTGACATAGCTACTAATACTGGGATTGATCTAACAATTCTCGGAGCTAGTCATCACTATGTGGCCCTTGGTTTCTCAATAGGTGCTATAAATGGTAACACAGGACAGACCTTTGGTGTTGCTCTGAGGTATGAATAGATGTCAACAACGATGTATACAAGTGGCTTTAGTAATGGATCTGATGCTACATTCCGAGAGTGGGGAGGTAAGCTCTCAGCCGCACTAGAGGCTGTTGGTCTAATCAAGACTTCTGACACTGGACAGATCGACTGGGCAACAGTTCTGAAACCAACAGGATTCAATACCTATTCAGGTTTTGAGATTCGCAGGTTTAGTGATACACTACAGACAACAGTCCCAATGTTCGTAAAGTTAGAGTTCGGGACAGGGCAAAATGGACCGAGCATAAGGTTAACAATAGGGACAGCTACTGATGGTGCAGGAGAGTTTGTTGGTAACACAACGAACACAAAAAACCTATCTGTTACTGGTGGTTCATCAATCAACCCGACCTATGTTAGTGGTGATGGAGGTAGGGTTGCTGTTGCTTTTAATACTGGTGGTTCAACATCGTATAATCAGATGGCATTCTCGATTGAGCGCCTAAAAGATTCTGATGGGTCTCCAAATGCAAATGGAATCAGCTTGTGTGCATTTGGGTATTCTGGTGGACTTTATGGGCAGCAAATACTACCAGCAGGAGGCGGTTTGGTATTCCCATCTGCTGAACTCTCAAGGCCAATGTGTGCTTTCCCTCCTAGTGGGGTAACGACTTATGGTGAGAACATTGGATTCTTCCCAATTCACCCTTACCTTGGGTTT